CGACTTTCGGTTGTACGGCAATTGTAAATGGTCCCGTCTGTTTTGAATTGCAGACGCCAGTTAGTAACCAATCCCCGCGAGGAATGGGACCAACCCCAACGCTAGCTTGTAATTCCGGGTTATTCTTTCCCGGTCCAGAACCGCTATAACCATTACTGATAAAATCGCCGTTATGGTAAAGCTTGCCTTGCGATTGGTCCCAAGTCCACATATTACGCGCTAGGCTCCGATGCAGGGGCGGCGGGTTCAAGTCCCGTCTTAATCGCATCCAGCTTTTCGCGAATTGCATTTGCGGCGTTATTAGCGTCCGTCAAATCAACGGCTGTGCTGGCATTGGCAGTTGCAAGTGCATCCTGCAATTTAGCAACGTCCGTAATGATTGCGTCAACGTCCGCGCCAATTGCTGCGAGGGTATCCTGTAGGTCAGAAAGCTGTGTCATAATAAAATTCACCTTATCTTCTATACGGGTTAAAGTAATTCCGCGACTACATACCAACCACAACGTTAGCAGTATTGTCGGGACAGCTAGTATTAGGTGCCAAATCGTTGCAGACAACGTAGCCTCTTTCGCTTGTGGTAGCGCAAGCGGCGATTGCAAGACAGGCGATAATTGCAAGTCCGGCGATTGCTCTACCCATTTGAGTTTCCCTGTGTGGCGCTTGCCAATACCTCTTTACCAGCATCCGAATTAAAGAAGTCGGCAACCGCGTGAACCAAATCGCTTTCCTTAACGACAACCTCATTATGGTCAGGAACCACCGTAGCGCCATTAAGGAAATTCGTAATATTCTCCGCGCTGTTTGAAACAGTTGAAAGAACGTCATTAATTCGCGACTTGTCCTGCGGGTCTAGTGGCGCAATGCTAACCAATTCGGAAAGCGCTGAATGAACAGCGTTCAAATCGTTAACGTGATGCGACAAAAACCCCGCTACAGATGCAACGACTGATTTAGCGGACTGAACAATATCTGTCATAGATTTTAACTCCTATCTTTCATCAGGTACAAACCGCCTAGAATAAACAACAACGCAAGAGTAGAAAGTGCTAGGCGGGTAAAAAATTCACTCTTGCTAACCCATTTCTGTAATTTACAAACAAAATCGAGCATCCCGCATTGGTCGCTACCAACGCCAATTCCACCAACGGCATTAGCGCAAGCGCCAATATCCGTTCCACCTGTGGCGGCGCAAGCTGCGGCGCTTAATGGGTCAAATCCGCCTCCACCGCTTCCGCCAAGGCCAAACATTTTTCCAGCCTTGTCTAAAACCGATTTGGCGTAACTCAATCCATCCTGTCCAATATTGGCTCCCGGTCCTTGATAATAATGTGCAAGCTTTTCGGTCCATGTAGAACCCGGCATTGACGAAAGGTATTGCGCGGAACCTCGAAGCTGCGAAAGGGGGTCGTTTTGATTAACTCCCAATTGCCTTGCGGTTCCATTGACCAATTGCCCAAATCCAAATGCGCTTGAAGTCGTCGCATGAGCGTATGGGTTCCAGCTACTTTCCTGTTGGATTAGTCCAAAGAAAATTGGCTTAGGTATTCCGTACTGGTCCGCAAACCCTCCCGCCGCTCCGCTATATTGGTCAAAATAACTCATAGTGGAACGTTTCCAGAACAATTAGGGTTTCAAATAGGGAACAAACTGTCAGAGGTCAAAAGGTAGCCAAAAAGAGAAAAGGCGCTGTACGGGCTTTAAAATGGCTCCTAGCGCTATTTCCCTAATTGATACACTTTAGCCCGCTGTTCCTACGAAATAACGCGGCTGCGTTGGGGCGGGCTGATAGTTATAAATATTCGGTCCGCTGTTCCCCATGTTGGTTACATTCGTAATTGAAAGTCCTGCGGGCATTTGCAACGTAGAACCTTGCGCTGCTCCGTTACACATACACGGACTAATTGGACTAAACGCATAAGGCGTAAAGGCTGGCAATCCGGGTATGTTAATAACTAGACCGTCACGCGGCGGAAGGCTCAAACTCGGAATAGAAACGGTAATTGGATTACCGTTTGCATCCGTTGTTTGTGTAGCGCCTCCCGCCCGTTTCGGCCAGAACAGCAAAACGATTGCGACGACAATAACCGCAACAATCGCTAGCTTTTTCTGTCCCTCCGTCATTAGGCCAATCCTCCAACGGGGGTGAGATTAGGAACCGAGATTGACGGAATACTAAAGCTAGTCGTGGATGAACCGCCAGTAACGGCACCATTCGTATTAATAATATTCTGCAATACGGCTAGACGTTGCCCGCCATGCAAGCGAACGTCTTTAACGTGGTCTAATTCCGCCTGTAGATTAAACGACTGCGATTGCAAATCCGCCAAGTGCGATTGAAGATTTGCCCCAATAGCAAATTGAGCAAGTGCTGAATTTGCATTGATTGACATTGCATCAATCTGTGCCTGATTATTTACAATATTCGATTGATACTGCAAATCCAAACCGTGTTCCTGAACGGCAATTGTTTGCGCTGCAATAGCCTGTTGCGCCGCTGTCTGTTGTGCGTTTGAGGCTGCTGCAATAGTCGCTAGAGCAATTGCTGTTTGGTCTTGGTCTTGTTGCTTTGCAATGTCACCCGAAATTGCCTGTCCCTGCACTCCCGCGCTAATTTGAGCCAATGCTAATTGTGCGGCTGCGGGGTCCGTTGATGGACCCTGTACCGCCGCGCTACCGTTTGCATTTGCGCCACTTCTATTCAAAAAGAATAGAAGGACAAAAAACAAGACAATAGCGCCAATGATAAAGCTTGGCTTTTTAATTACTTGCCAATGAATTTTCATTAGACTAACTGCCTTGTTTCTGTGCCTGTCCAAGTGGCGTCAATGCAAATTGACCCGGAATACCAACGCCAGAACCGCGCAAGGTATTTGGCATAACTAGCGTTTTACCGGCTAGCATTACACCCGGAGCGCTAAACGGTTTCATTGACCGTCGAACGTTCCATTGCGGACCTAGATAAGAACCGCCAGCGGGATACGTTGTACGAGGTAATAGGCCAAGGTCTTTTGTACCAACGCCAATATTATCGTACGTTTTCTTAAATGAAAACCAACCCATTTCTAAAACTCCTTCTTTTTGTGGAGATTAGAACGGGCTAACAAATCCGTTGCCGCCAAGTCCACCGCCGAGATTTACACTTGTATTCATTCCGGTAACTGGCGAAACGGCAACCGCTAGAGCCGTACCAAATGCGTTGCCAGCGGACCCAATAACTTGTGCCGTATTTGCTTTACGACTGACAAGGACCGCGAGCGTAGCAACGCCGACAATCGCAACCGCGATAGTCGTGATTTTTTCCATTGCGTCACCCATTGAATTAAACTCCTAGAATTTAAAGATTTTCGCGACAATGCTAAGCGCACTATCAGGAACAGCGTTTTTGTATTGGTCCCAAACAGAATTAGAGTTTCCGCTATTCCCGCTGCTACCCGAACCGTTGGTTAGAATGTTAAACAATCCGCCACCTAAATCGGCTCCAATAGGCTGTGAATGTGTCGCCTGTGTAGAACCGATTTGGTCAAGGAATTTAGCAAAGAACCCACGATTAGAAATAAACAATACAAGAATAACAAGTCCAAGGAACGCATTTGATAGGGGTTTTAGCGGCTTGTAATAGCCGAGCGCTCCAATAAGAAAAAGCGCCAATGCCCAATAAATGAAATTCCCCGGACCTGTAAAATCGTCCTTCATGGTTCGGAACAATACATCGGCGCACTGTTCCCCATCGCATTTGTCGCCGCGAACGGCTGCGGTAAGGAATAATGCTCCTAGTAATAGTAGAGCCAAAGGCACTAAGCTAATCCCATGACTTGAAGATAATTACGCAAATGTCCGCGCATTGTCGTATAAATGACAAACGCGAGCATTAGAGCAACAATTATCTTAGTAGATTGTGACACGATTAAAGGTTTCCAACCACCGGAATTTTAGCAACGTAACCGGGAAACTTTTTCCCAATCACTAGCGCCGCAACGATGATGAAAATAGTCCAAACCGAAATGCCAAAGATTTTCATTGCCGTAATCCTATGCCAGAATGGAGCGGATAACCCGCGACCACAGATAAGTTACACAAAGCATAAAGCCGAGAAAAAGAACCCAATGAACAACGTCCATGTTGTCATTGTACGGCGCTTTAGCCCAACTCTTTGTGTCGTCCCAAAATGATTTAATCATTTGCCGCCTCGCTTCGCAACTAGAGCAAGGGGCGGGATTACTCCCGCCCATTACCTTAGCCGATATTCAGCGATGAAGCATATGGGATTGCCTGAACCTGCTGGAAAGCTTCGGTTAGGACAGTCATATATGCCGACGCATTCACCAGCGACGCATTTAGATTGAGCGTCATATTACCAAACGAAATGGTATCAATCGGCTTGTTGCGGAAGTCGAAATAATACGTTCCGAGCGGCGGGTCGCCCATAAGCGTCTGTCGCGCAAACAGCGTAGCCGTTAGCGGGTCAAGCTTAAATAGCTGTGTCGCATTGGCTGAAACGAGGGACCAATAATTAATATCAGTACCCGCGTTAAGCTGGACACCATTTGAATAAATGGCGAACACAGAATTAAACTGGCGCATATTCGGGAACGCAAACGGGAAATCCTGATTAGTAACCATTCCCGTAAGTGAAGTATTCTTGAGGTCATAAACCGTATTAAGGTCAAGGACCGGGAGAATTGGCTGATTGCCATTCGTCGGGATTTGGTCACGGTAAATCTGATAAACCGTAATCGTTACGTTATTCGTCCAAGCGCCAGCGGCGTTATTAGAATAAACAGCCGCCGTTGGGTCAGTCGCTCCAACAAAAGGCGTTTTATTAATTGTAAGCTGCAAATTCTGCGTTGCGTTAACAACGTTCGTATAAACAGCGCCGCGCAAATCGTTAGACGAATAAGCAAGCGGAACAAAATAATTCATACGAAGCGTACCCGTACCAGCGGCGGCAATCGTCGCGGGAGCGGAGAAAACGCCAAAGTTAGCGCCGCCAAGTCCATACGGGAGATTAGGCGCGTAATTGCCGCCAAATCCAAAACCCTGCTTAGCCGTATTCAAAAGCGCAATATGCGCGCCAGTTGTCTGAACACGGTTGATATTCTGCAAGTCCGTATAGGTAATATTCTGCAAAACGTTTGCAGCGCCGAGCGGCGTAAGATTGGCCTGTGTACCCGCGCCGTTGGTAACACCACCGGAAACGATTACATAAAAGCCAAGCGTAAGACCGACATTCTGCGGCTGAATATTGACAACGTTCTGATTGGCAGGATTGACCGTAATAGAGGCAATCGGCTGCACCATGAGAACGGAATTAGCAAGGACGATGTTTCGCGCCTGTGCATTGGCGCTAGCAAGGTCAACTTGGGGCTGTCCGGCCATTTTAATTATCTCCACGGTTATTAGTAACAAGTCGCGACACGGAATTGAAAGCAAACGTTGCAATCAACAGCATTAGAAGAATAGTCGCCCAATTCTCCCAACGGGACATAAGACCAAGATTAAGAAGCTTCATTGCCACTTCCCATCTTATTAAGCTGATTTGCAGCAAGTCCGATAACTGCAAAACCCAATACTGCCATTAGGACAACAGTAATCCAATTCGGAACATTCCAAGTAAGAATTGTAGGACCGTCCATTTATTTAACCTTTCATATCGCATATACCTTTTTAGAAGATGCGCGGCGTTGGTCGAAAATTTCAAGGATAGCAGCCCTCCCCGGCACTGGCGCAAGGTGCGCCCCCTCCTGTTCTTCCGCACTGTACCAGTAAGAGTGGAACCTTGGCAAGCGGTCAATGGGGGTTCCGTCTAAGTATCCACTCACCACCTTTCTATCATCCTCTGTTTGCAATCGCATGACAAACATATAATTAGCCTCGCTAAATACAAACTTGTCACAAAATACCGGACGTTGAGTAAGGGTAATCATTTGAATATTTTTAGAGCGTCCCTGTGTTAGCAGCGCTCTAAATGCAGGGTCACGATTACCAATCATCAATCCTTCATCGGTATAAACAATTGCGTTTTCGTTTCTCCAAACCCTCCAAAGGAATTGCGTAAGCGCTTCATCGGTAACGCCCGGAATTAATGGAACCCGATACAATCCCGGCTTGCGGGGTGGCGGCATATTCACATTAATATCGGTCATTCCAATATCACCGATTAAGCTATCTCCTTTGAAATCTAAAACGTAACAGGGTCGCCTGTGCCAATCGCAATGAGCCAATAACCAGCAAGCCTTTTGCGTTTTACCGGAACCCGTTGAACCAATAACAGTTGTCCGGGTATCGCTTCTAGGTAAGTGAAACGCCATTCCGGTTATCTCTCATACTGGACAATATAGGAACGTTTCAGTCCCTTTATTTTCCGGGTTATCCACGGTCGAAACCCTTTCGCCCGCAATTTAGCAAAGAAGGCGTTAGCCGCTTGTTCGCTACTGAATTTATGCGTCATAATTGGCATAATAGAACAATTCCAGAACGAATAGAGTTTCATATCGTGAACAAATGTCTAGGGGTTAAATGATACCCAAAACCCCTAGACACGCTGTACGGGCTTTAAAATGGCTTTTAGAGCAGGTTACTTTTTGATACCTTTTTTCAAAGTCTTTTTAATGGCCTTGGCAATTTGAAATTTCTCGTACCATTCACGTTGTTTTCGTGATGTACCCATTAGCGCAAACTCCCCAATCTGATTTTAGAACGACCCGCGCCACTCACTAAAGTTTGCGCCCATGTAGCAAGTGAAGCGGAAGGCATTAGAAAATGGTCGCCGCGTACATTCGCAACGGCTCCTGTTCCCGGCTGCATAATTCTGTTCCTTACATGATTGTAGGATTAGGAGGCTGAATAGGCCATTCGCCGTTTTCGGTTCTCCATTCGGTTGTTCCCTGTGGTTCACCGTCTGGACCGTAAACGCCAGCAACGCCCGTTTTCTTTTCCTCTTTCTCCTGTGCCTTACGCGCACGAATAGCAATGTAACGGGTTCCGTATGTGGTTCCCAAAATAATTGCCAAATTCAACATTGCCTGCAATTTTGGGTCAGGCGTCAAATCGTACATTGCCGCGAGCGTAAGCGTACTTTCCGAAACGGCTTTAGCTTCCGCTTCTTCCAATATTAATTCAGGCGTTCCCGTCATTGCTGCTAGGGACGTATGAAAAAGCATTAGACCTTGCGTAAGGAAAATAGCCGTTTCTTTTATATCGCCCTGAACCGACGCTCGACTTTTTGTATTGCTTCCTCCACTCTTTCTTCCACGCTTTCTTCGGAATGTTCCGTCTGCGTTTCTACTGTCGGGGCTGCTGTGGATGGTTGGGTCAAATCGGTTTCCGGCACTGTCGGTAATTCCTCCGTCTCCACTATTTCCAGCGGCGGCGGCGGGGTCAATAAATTCTCCAGTGCCGTTATTTTCCCCGCCAATTCCGCTATTTCCCTGCGACATAATTCTATTTCCTCATTGACTTCTGAAACGGTTTCAACTCGTTCCGCCTCTACTTCAATTCGTGCCCGTTCTGTCTCGCTTGAAATTGCTGCGAGTGTAATGTCCCGTTCAGCCTCGATTGCGGCAATTGCAACACCTTCTGATTGGGGAGCGTCAATTGGTCCGTCACCGGGTCCAGCATCGCCCGATGCCCCATCGGAATGTGCTTCATTACTGGAATGTGTCTGTTCCCCTGCATTGTCTAATTCCTCATTAGAGTTGGATACGATTACCGTTGGCGCTTCCACCGTGATTGGCGATTGCTCCGACATTAGCGGTTTCCTCCGTTGCTTCCTCAATTCCCAAATGCTTTTTAATCTCGGTAATGTCGCGCTGCATCTTTTCGGCTGCGGCTGCACCCGTACGCATTAGCGACAATGCCCCTTCGATTTGCGCTCGCATTTCTTCCGGCTTAACGCCTAGAAGCTTTGCAATCATCATTTCAGGACCAGTCATTATTGGGTTTTCCATACTGCGGGTTGAATAGGGACGTTGTAAAAGAACATGGGAATTACAACGCCAATCGGAGTATTAGCGTACATTTGCGGCGGGTCAGGAACCATAATAGCAAAGTATCCCTGCGACCTTGCGGGACAGGTAATAATTTGATTTGTCGTACTCATGGTCAAGCTGACCGCGTTTACGTTGCCTGAATTGTCAATATAGACGCCCTGCAAATATTCGATTTTTCCAGACGAAACTAAATTCTGTGCATCAATCAAAACCTGTGGATTGACTGTAAAATCAACCGTCACAGGAACGACTTTAGGACCGCCCGCTGGAACGACTACGTTTGCAATTCCGAAAGTTTGTGAAGCTTGCATTTAAGATAATCTCCCGTCTGAATTGTGGTTCCACATTAAAACGCCGCATGGCGTCCAGCATCCTAGCTTTATTACCGGACCCATTCTTGCAACCGTTTGTCCCTGTCCACTAACCACAATTACAAAAAGCTGACTTGAATTTAGACTTAATGCGACTGGTGCGGAAGCAACCGCAATCATTCCAAATTGCGAAGCGTTGAAACTACTCGCTACGCCACCTAACACATTTACGTTAGCTAGCTGCGAGGAATTAAGGGTTGTCATTAGGTATCCCGCGTAATGCGAATATTTGCGTTATTCACATTCGTTCTAGTCCAAGGGACGTTCCCGTTAGGGTCTTTCTCCACAACAAATTGATACCAAGCCGGAACTGTACCCGGATTAATAGTTGGAGAATTAAGAACGTTTGCCGCGCTATTAATTCCAATGCGTCCGCTAGCTGTTCCCGCATCAGATTTGAAAATTCTCCCCAATACAACAACCGCCGCAATATCGGTTGAATTAATTGTTACATTCTGTTTTGCAAATTCCGAAATGTCACCCGCCGCATTGCCAGTAATAAAATTCGTATCCACAGGCGGAATTGCGTTACAGGATTGCCAAGCTGTCGGTTGCGCTCCCGTAATAGTGAAATTCTGGATAGCGCCATTAGCATTTGGAACACAGAGAACCAAACGCCTATCAGACATAAAGGTATTATTATTTGCGCCGCTACCGTCCCACGTAATCCAATCGTCAAAAATGAAATTCTGATTACCCGCGCCAGCGCCGCCGATACCGTGAAAGGCAAAGAGGTTTGGAAGATTGATATTATTAATTACAAGTCGCTGAATACCATTCACCCGGACTTCTGCGTATCCTGTGCCAGCGCCTCCGGTATTTTGAATAGCTACAGCTTCCACCCATTGATAGCTGTCAGGAATTAGCATATTGGGCGCGGTTTGACCCTTGTTAATTCCTGACCTATCAAATACTGCAATGCTTCCATCACCCATTGCAGAAACATTCATTTCAGTAACGCCACCAGCGGATTGCCAAATACAACCGCCGCCGTTTGCGTTATTGGCGTTCATCTGACCGCCAACAGGAGCCATTGCCGCCCCCTGTCCTAATTTATTAGTTGTCGTAAGTAATGGGCGCGTAAGGAAACCGGCTTGACCGCCAAAATTCCAATTGAAATTAAAACCGTATGTGCCAGTGCGTCCGTTAGTCAATACGCCTTTAATATTGGAATAGCCCATCTGTCCCATTGTGGCGGGAGTTGTGGACATACCACCGCCGTAACAGTCAAAGCCCTCGACCCATACTAAAGCCATTTTGTCAAGTCCTAATTTCTTTTATCCACAGAAAAACGAGACTGTGGATTGTTCCATCGCAGTATTGCACAAGTCCCCGTCTTAGTCCATCATTGCGGACGGGAGGCGGAACAGTCCGCTAAGATAGTGTTCCAATCCTCCCGCCCGCTCCCGCCTCCCGGTTGGAGCGTTGCGCTCGACAAACCGGGAGGGGGAATTGGTTAAGAAGAAAGATGCCGCAAGTATAGCGGTACGTCAAGCTGAAAGGAGCGCTCGCGATATTCGCAAGCGTTCAAAGCTTCTATTAAAGAACGCACAATTAGACGTTCGTTCTTATCGCAAACAACTTGCGGAATTAAAGAAACAACAAATCGTTTCTAAGCGCGTTGATGTGCGCTCGCATCAACCTACGCGCTATATGCTAGGCAAGCTAAAGAAATTCAAAGGCGTTGCTTTAGGCCATGAATTAGCTGTGCCAGTTTCCAAAATCTCCACGCATCGCGCTAAGCAATATACAGACAGAGGAATTGCCGCCCGCGTTGAAAAATTCTTATTGGTTCCTAAGACAGCGGCTAAACAAAAAGCTGATGTATATAAAGGACACATTGCGCTAACTACAGAATTGAACCGAGGGGAATTTAGAGAAATCAAATACCCCGCTAACATTCACGATATGCACAATATCCTAGAATGGCTAGCCGAGCATGAAAACGAATTGAACCAACTAAAAGGACCAAAGGACCAATTCGGTTTCCAACTTAACGGACATAATTCAAGACAGGGACTTGCAAACATTCGTGAATTGATTGCGTACCTAATGCGATATGACGGGACCAATCCGAAAGAACGCGGAAACCTGTTTAAGAAAGGCGCGGTTGATGAATTTGTGATTATGCGCTTCCGTCCACCCAAGGGAAGCAACCGCCCGAATATGGAACCTTATTACGGGGAGAAAAGATATTCCCCGCGTAAGAAAGATAGGAAAGACGAAAGGCGCGGAGCCGATTACAAACGCGAAAAAGAAAGACAGCGCAAGGCGCGACAGAGATTAGCAGAGGGAGAAGAACAACACAGACAGCGAATTGAAAAACAGCGTAAGTATGACAGAGAACGCGCCAACGACAGGCGCGAAAGTAGAATGGCAAAACGCCTATTGGGGGATTAAATGTTAGAAGCTTTTGACGACTTTAAAACAGACGACAGTGGCGGAATTGAATTTGATTGGGATGGAGACGACGAGGAAACAATTGCACCAATTCCGTATCCGATGAAGGAAGCTAAAAAGAGACTTGCAATTGTCGATTGTGAAACGGACCCATTCGCGCCTGACTTTCTCGTAAAACCTTTCGCAATTGGATTTGAAACCGACGACCGTTATATTGATTTTTGGGGAGACGACTGTGTTAAACAATTCTTTGATTACCTCGACACGCTCGAAGAAAGATTTATTATCTATGCCCATAACGGGGGCAAATTCGATTTTTACTTTTTCCTTGCTTACTTGGCACAGAACACCACCCCGCGAATTATCAACGGTCGCCTTGTTCAAGTATTCTTCGGAAAACAAGAGTTTCGCGACAGCTACGCTATAGTTGATATTCCACTCGCGAAATTTCAAAAGGACGATTTTGATTATGCCAAAATGCGGCGGGAAGTCAGAGAACGACACAAAGAGGAAATTAGAAAGTATCTCCGGTCAGACTGTGGAAACTTGTTCCAGCTTGTCAGAGAATTTCATTCCCGCTTTGGCGATAAACTCACAGCGGCCAGTGCTGCATTGCAAGTTTTAAATTCGTTTCACGGATTTGAAAAGATAACTTGCGACACGATAGACGAAAAATTCCGCGAATACTATTACGGCGGTCGCGTTCAATGTTTTGAAAATGGAATATTGCGCCCCTCAACTGGAAACCGCTTTTTAGTTGTGGACCGTAATTCAATGTATCCTAGCGCCATGTGCGAAGCGCTGCACCCGATTAGCGCAACATACGAATTGAATAACGAGATAAACGACAACACAGACTTTGCGACAGTTATAGCTAAGTCGGCGGGAGCATTGCCACAACGCGCCGAAAATGGTTCTTTGGATTTTCCACATACTACCGGACGTTTCTTTGCAACAGGCCATGAGATTAGAGCCGGAATAGAAACGGGAACGTTAGAAATTCTATCGGTTGAAAGTGCATGGGAGTTTGACCGCAAATCATCCTTTGCCGATTTTGTGAATTATTACTATCCGCTAAGACAACAAGCGAAAGCGGACAAAGACAAGCTAGCAGATATTATGTATAAGCTTGTTCTTAATTCCAGCTATGGAAAGTTTGCGCTTAACCCGCGTAAATTCAAAAGCTGGAAACTTACAATTGGGGAAGTACCGGAACCAATAGCTAGTGAGGATTACCCGGATGGTTGGACTTTGCATTCACAAACCGGAGATATTTTTATTTGGGAGCGTCCTTCTCCTCGTCGCGGAGGTTTTTATAATATTGCGACCGCTGCTAGCATCACCGGAGCAGCGCGGGCCAACTTACTACGCAATTTGGCTTTATCTGTTCGGCCTATTTACTGTGATACTGATAGTATTATCTGCGAGGATTTTCGGGGTACTTTGTCCGAAACTGAATTAGGTGGATGGAAAATAGAAGCGGACGGGGACTTTGCCGCAATCGCTGGAAAGAAACTGTACGCGATATATTCAGGCGACAAGGTTTTGAAGAAAGCTAGCAAAGGCTGTAAACTGGAAGGAGAAGAAATTATAAGGATATGCGAAGGAGCAACAATCTTTTATCGCAATGACGTTCCGACGTTCAGCTTTGCGCGGCGGAATATCAATTCAGTAGAAACTGACTTTGGGCCGTTCGCGACTTTCGTTAGTCGCAATATCAGAATGACAGGAGGTAAAAGAATATGACTGGCGCTTTTATGACACCTTGGGAGTTGCGGGGCTATCTAGCGTATCCTTCCAAGCGGAACGAACCAGCTATTTCAGGAACGCGCGAATACAATAATTACCGCTGCGGTTGGCTCCGAGCGCAACGCGAAGCGGAAGGGGAAAAATCGCAATACCATTTGCATTTAGAAAATGTCTCAAATCGGGAACAAATAAGTTTCGCATTTTAATTGTTTCTTAAGAATTGTCGGGGTATAAGGTTTTTGTCGAAACGAAAAAGGGAGTTAGACAAATGCGTAATACCTCGACACTTCAACGGGTTTGGTTTGAGCGCTACCAAATTGCCGCCGCTAAGATTGAAAAGCGCCGCAAAGTCAATCGCGGGATTGTTGGTCGTGAATTGGCTAATCGCTGAAATTCGTACCCGATACCATTGGTATTGGGTTGCGTATTACCGCCGCAAGTTTCATAAACGTAACTCACCGCTAAGGAGTAACGACAATGGACAAGTATTACATTTTTGGAGATAGAGACGAAAACCGTGGAATTTTGATTATTACAAAATTCACGCTTGGCGGAGCGCTCGCAACCGCCGCCGATTATGTAGAGCATTGGGATAGCGTCACGGTCGCGGAAAAGACTGAAAGCGGCGACTTTAAGCAAATCGCGCTAATCAGCTTGAAGGGGCTTTAATATGTCATATGAAATTCAAAAGGGTATCCCGGTTCCTGCTACCAAAAGAACCGCCCGCGCAATATGGGACAAGCTGTTTTCTGAAATGGAAGCTGGCGATAGCTTCCAAGCAAATGAAAAGGACCGCTCTAAAATTGGCTGTGCGGTATCCAGTTTTAAGAAACGTAACAAGGGAAGCAATTTTACGATTAGACACGTTGGCGGTAATCAAATCCGCGTATGGCGGGTTGCGTGACCGCTGCAATATTAAATTGGTTCTGGTCACTAGCGTCAAGGGATATGGCACTAGTGATTGGACTAGGATTGATTGCACTAGCAATCGTTAGCGCAATACTTAGAAAGGCTGGCAAATGGGTATAATTCAAAAGGGAACGCGCCACCTGAAACACTTTCACATTTTCGGATTGTGTATTATGATTATTCATCGTCCGGGTTATGTGTCTATTTCATGGGTCCGCAATCATGCCATGTGAATATGAAATACGTCCGCACCATGCTTTCGCAAAATGGGTTATCATTTTTCGGGACGGTAAAAGCATAGGAGCCAGAACGTCACGCCTTGAAGCGGAAGAATGGATTAGGCGCGACAAAATCCTACGAAGCATTAAAGAAAGGGAAATCAGATTATGAACGATAAAATTTGGAGCATTGTAACAGAGGCAGG